AAAAGATTGATTTTCCATTGTAATTTCCAATCAGAGACAAAATAAAAACGATGAAAAACAAGGTAATAAGAAAGGTGTTTTTCCCGCTGATTCTAGCAAAAGATCAGAAAAACTGCGACGGGTTTAGAAAATAAAAAACGAAATAAGAAAGAAGAAAAATAAGGAAAGAAAAGATGGTGCGACCGGCTGAAATAGACTTTATATGTCATGCTATGTATCAACAGTATGCGGCAAATTTCGTATGGTATTTGTAATACTAAATGTAATACCAAAAAAGACGGCGGAATTCCCCGCCGTTTTTACTAACAATAACAAACCGCCCACCTTTGATGCTTAGCTTACTGATTGCTGCTGAATCGATTGATTATTTAGGCGGCAATTCAATTTCTTTAATTTTACCACCGGCAAAAAGATAAGGATTGATTGCGTTATCATCTCGCACAAAGCTATTCGGCTCGTTAATAATGAGTTGAGACAATGCCCAATCGTGGATATTAACTTCGCGACCAGGTGCTTCGTCTAAGTAAAATGAGTTGTAAGACAGTGGGTTTTTGTTGTTTTCGCGCCCATTACTAGACACATAGCTTGCAATCGTAACTGATACGCTATTATTGATGTAATCAACACCAATATTCACGATTTCGTGATAATCAACAATTGCTCCAGTTTGAGCGTCTTCAAGTTTCTTTTCGATGTATTTCATGCTTTTCCCTCATAAAAAAGACCGCACTTTGGCGATCAACTAACTTGAATAAATGATGTGGTGGATAACGCATATGACAATATCATAAATGTCAATTTTGGTGTGGTTATGGTGGCGACGTTTCCTGTTGGGCCTGTTCGGTGAGATTTCACCTCAAGTATACTTTCTCGCTCATAATTAACAACTTTAGATTGATTTTTAGGTAAAACAAACCCTTCATCATCACCAATGATAATAAATCTATCCGTTTTGGAAGGATGGATAGTTATTGTTGCGCCATATATTGGTACATCAGCAGTACCTCTGGAATAATGAAGCGTTCCTGAATCATTATTACTTGTCCATGTATATGAATAACTCTTTCTTATCGTTCTTGTATGCTTTAACTCCCCCTTAACGTGCTCAATAATTGCCCCGCCTAATAACTGAGTAACTTCAAGCTCGCCGCTAAATTTACCCGTTACACCCTCTAATCGAGTCCCTGATATGACTCCACCATTGATTGTGGTTCCGGTTATTGCGCCACCGGTTACTGTTGCTCCATGAATGACATTACCGGTAATTGTCCCCCCGGTTATTTTAGGTGCTTCGATCTCCGTATTAGCGCGGATATGACGCCCAATAATTGAGCCATCTGCGATTAAGTCACCGCTCAACGCTAACTGATTATTAGAAACAGTAAACACATTTCGCACTGTGCCATCGGTGGCATTTTTAACAACGCCGAATTTGTCAGCCATAATAATCACGGAGCTTTCAGCGGTTTTACCGTCGCTTGATGCGCCAAGGGCAATCCCCGCAATTGCGGTACGTCCGCCAGCTATTGCTTGTGTTTTGATGGTATGTATCGCCGAAAATTTACTGCTCACATCTTCAACTTTTCGGCTTGCCACTTCGATTTTAGCGGCGGCATTTTCGGCTAAGTTTTTAGCACCTTTTGCCGACTCCGTGGCTCCGCTGATTTCATCGATGAGTTCTTTTGTGAGTGCGCTCTTGTTGATTTGTCCGTGGATATAATCAACAATCTTTGTCGCGTCGCGCTCTGTTACGCCCTCGACCGCATCCGTAAATTTCCCCGCAACATCTTTACTCACCATGCGTGCCCAAAAATAATAGCTATCAGCAACACCTAGTCCGGTGTAACTGTAGCTATTCGTCGGGTATGCGAGAGTGACAAGTTTCCGAGCATGTTGGAAATTGTCGTCTTGACTAACCCAAATCTCAATAGCTGAGTTTGGATTGGCAAAAACAGGATTACGCCAGTTAAGGTCGATCCCCATCAACTTACTAACCGTCACCAATTCAGCGATCGTAAAATTCACGCTAAATGATTTGGTGACAGGTTCAGACAATTGACCTACGCCATTTTTCGCGCGGATTTCTGCGGTGTAATCGCCGTCCGGTAGCCCGGTAAAGGCAATGTTCGTATTTGTTAAGTCATCATAGACTTTATACAAAGTGCGGTTACCGTCAAAAGTGCGGTAGAGTTTGATTTGATATTTAACGGTAGATTCATTCTTCGCAAAATATTCAAATGATAATCTGATTCCGTCATCCGTTGCGGCCACATCAACATTTTGGATACGATAGCGATCCGGCACTTCACTAAATGATACGGGTTCAAAGTGCGCGCCACTGTCAACAATCGCTTCTTTCTGCGGTTCATGTTGTAGCGCGGTGATGGTGTACTTGCCCTTGCTTTCCTCTTTGATACTCAAAGCACGGTATAACTGCGGCTGTACTTTCTCTCCATGACGCAACCAAACGCCGTATTCTGTAAGTCCCGTCGGCGCTTTATCTAATACGATTCGGTTTCCATCCAAGACATCAATCACTTTAATGCCGGTGACTTGCGCGTTTTGGTTGTAATACAAAAACTGTTCACCCGTTTTAAATGGCACTTCGCGATCAAGCGTTACGACTTTATCCGTCACAGACAGTACACGTCCGCCTAATTGCGTTCCAGCATAGTCATTATCCGCAACAAGGATAATATCGCCCGGTACGTGCATTAATCCTTCGGCGCCAACGGTAAATGTGACCGTGCGGGTTTCCAGCTTTTCTGTTTCCAAGATCCATCTCCCGGTACGGTATGCTTGCCCGCGTGAGGTGCAACCAAAAGCGGTAACTTTTTTCACGTTCAAACCGTAACGGCGGATCAAATCATCGTCCGAAACACAGATAACGTCTTTTTCGTAGTTATTCTGTGCGTTGGCGTACTCAACGTGGATTTCGTTGTGGCGCGCTTTCATAGCCGAATAAGAGTAAGTAAAGCCCTCTTTGTCAACGTTGGCGTTCGTGTACGTCCACACCGGATCGGCTGGGCGGTCTTGAATTACCGTAAATTCCCGTCCGTTCCACACCGGCATTGCGCGGAAAATCGAACAAATATCATTGATAACGTCGTATGCTTGGCGTTGCTCCGTGATCCATGCGTTACAAGTAAAGCGCGGTTCTTTTCCACCAAAACCATCATCTACCAACTGATCGCAATATTGCGCCACGTTGTAAAGCGCCCACTTATCTACGGCAAAATCACCAAGACGACGACCGAAACCATAGCGTTTGTTTTTCAGCAAATCATAAAGCACCCATGCCGGGTTATCGCTCCACGCTGCTTTAAACGTACCGTCCCAAGTGCCGTTATAAGCCCGTGTTTCCGGATTATAGTTGCTTGGCACTTGTACGATGATTCCGTAAACATCATATGTTCGATTCGGGATACTTGAAAAATAGTCCGAATCAAACTTGATGCCGACAAGCGCGGTATTTGGATAAGCTAACCGCGTTTCGATAATCTCGGTATAGCTCGCCCAAATAGTGTTATTTTGCAACCGTTGAGACTTACTGTCCTCGTCTATACGCTCGACTCGCACGGTAAAAGGCGTCGGCGGCAGATTATCAATCTCAATTTGGCGCAAATACTGTGAGCTGTACTTGCCGTTAATCGTTAACGGGATTACGCGCTGACCGATGGTAATATTCATCGTTACGCTCGCACCGTGCGTGTCTCCCTGATCGTTTTGCGAAAAAAGGCTTTGTACACCCAAGGTTAACCGTAAGCGTGATACCTTGCCATCCGATACCGTGCGGGTTAAAGGCGTATTTTTGCGCACCTGAGTTCCAACAGAAATCTCTTTTTCGGACGTGTTGAAACCCTCAAGAATATCCTGATCTTGAATACCTATGCGCCCTTCTGCTTCCACATTGCTAAAATTATAGGTTCCGTCCTTGTTTTGAATTGGCGTGTTGTCCAAGAAAACGGACTGCACCCCATTAACTAAGCCTTTAACTTCGCCCTCGGAAACAATCTCAACGATTCTTACCGCCTGTTTACTGCGTCCAGATTCCGGCGCTTCATACGGCGTATGACCGCCGCCACCTCCACCACCGCCCATGTGTACCTCTCAAAATAAAAACCGCACATAAAAGTGCGGTCAAAATTCAATTCGTTTTACATTCTGCCTTTTCTAAATCCGACAGGTTTTTCACTTGTTTTCGCCGTTTCCACATCGTATGTTTCCACGCCTTGCGAAATAATTAATGAGCCGGTGCGGATTTTCCCGTAAGCCAGTGGCACCGGTCGCCCTTGCGCTGCCATGTTTGACAAGTTAGTAAATGATGTGGATTTCTGTTTTTCGGCTTCTTTCCCTTGTCCTGGCATAGTTGGGGTTTTTGTTAGCATTTGAGCAACACCGCCCAAGGTCATAGCCAACCCCGCAGCAAATGTGGAGCCTCCAGTCCAAATTGAAGCAACCATTAGCACCACGCCGATAATGACAGAGAATATGCCCGCTTTCTTCGCTCCGGCAATAACCGGGGTAAAATGCACTGTCATTCCATCTTTTAATTGATAGCCAAGATCGCGCTCAACGTAGCGACTATCCATGTAGCGTTTACCGATGCGGACTTTATAAAATCCCTTCGCCAGTGTTTCTCTGAATTTCGGCAACTGGCTACACAACGCACGGATAATTTCCGCCGTGTCTTTTACATCGAGCTTAAATTCACTGCCAAATTGCTTAAGGCCGCCGTAAAGTTTAACTGTGACCACTCTTTAAATCTCCATAAGCTATGCGTATGCTTGAGCCAATAACCATCGTATAAATCACGCTTTGATAACCGACGGGGGCTGTGATGTAACACCATTTGATCACCAATATAAATCGCCGCGTGATTCGGCACATCAGAGCCAACTTGGATCAGGATAACATCACCGACCTGTAATTCTTTTACGTCGGTTAGGCGTTCAAAACCTTGTTCTTCCATGTGATCCATATACAGGTTAAAGCCATCTTCCCACCAGTAATCATCACGTTCAAAATTAGGAAACTCTTTGCCAGACAACCGATAAAAATCGCGGAATAACGTGTAGCAATCCGTTTTCCCGTGGATAAATTCACGCCCCAATAACGGAGGCACCCACGGAAAAACATAAATTTCACCGTTACACACAAGCCACCAATCAAGCGCCGTATTTTGTTGCATCTGAAAATCTGCCGGAGATAAAATAGGCTCACCGCCGGGGTGCGAATGAACAAGGGCGACAATATTCCCTTTCATGCCAGCGGAAAGAAAATCATCAGGCGAAACCTCGAAAAAGTTTTCCGGGTCGTCTGCGATATTCTCACAGTTAATAAATTCAAGTTCACCACCAACAAAAACAACAAAGCCGCACATTTCGCGCGGCTCCAGTTCTTTTGCTATTTTCAATATGGTTCTTTTTAAATCTTCGTTCATTTTTACCCCAATTTATCAACGCTTGGGAATCCACCAAAATTAACCACGTTATTTCGTAACGCGCACCCTGTGACTAATCCGCTACACTTGTCTTTCTTGCGGTCGTTTGTCGGTTGGTCTTTTTCGTCTGCTACTGCGGGACCGGTATAACCGCACTCTACTCCACGATAAAGCCATGAGCAAATTGTGGTAATCGTACGGCATGAGATGTAAGCATTGTCCGTTTCCATCGGCAAAGCCAACGTAAACGAGATAACATCACGCTTATGCGTTGCGACCTGTTCAATGACAAACAGGCTTAATGCTTCTTGCGTCGGATCGGCTTGCTTATTGCCGTTTTCAAAATTCACGGCGTCAAGATACTGCATATAGACCATTCGTCGGCGGACAATGGCGCCCAAGCACTGATCGAATCTAATCAAAAGTGCGGTAACAAATCCATCAAGATTCATCAAATTCAACGTAGGGCGATTGCTCGGGCCTTGACCTGACATTTCAAAACCATCAGCGCTTACGCCATAGGCTTCATATGTATGCCCCTGCCAGACAATAGGCTTGCGCATTTCATTAGTACCGGCATAAAAACGATATAATTCGCCGCTCATGCCGTCCGAATCTTTCAGCCCGCGCAAATCCACCTCCCAAAGCTCGATCATTGCGTTTTGTTCAAGTTTGGCGAGGTCTAATTTAAATTGATTGCTAATTGCTTGTGGCATTACAACGTTTCCTCAAAATCGCACGAAAATTCCGTGTAAACAGTGCCGACTTTCGCCGGCCACTTCTTACAGACAACTTTAACCTGTTGCCCACTGTACGGGTCGTTAAATAAAAACGGCTTGATGCCTTTGTGTTCCCGCAGGAACTCATGTACATCAAACCGTTCTTTATTTTTGACTTTCACCGTCACCGAGTAAGCTTGTAATAGCGCATTTATACCGGACGGGCGACGCTGTTTGTAGCCGTCCCCGAATTCCATTTCGTCAACTTTTGGCTCGTTGTTAACTTCAAAATTCGGACGAATACACCACTTAAATGTTTTCATCGAGCAAACGCGCCCCCTTGTCGCATACTTTCTTGTTGATGATAGGCGATACGGCTATCCGCAATTCTCTTCATCAATTCGACCGTGATTTCAACCTGATCGCCACGTTGCTCTCGACTAACTCGCGCTTCCATTGGTTCACCGTTGTTAATAACTTTTACGGATATATCCCCATTGGCTTGACGACTGAGTAAACCGGTATAACTCGGAGAACCACCGCCACCAACACGCCCACCGTTCGCAAATTTAGGCAATCTCCGCTGATTGATTGCCGTCATAAATCCAACGCCGTAATGATCCACTGTGCGAGCAGTCATTACAAACTCATTATTAGACAACCAAGCAGGGATTGAATCGCTTGTTCCGGTGCCAGGACCGATAACGTGACCACCTGTAGCGTACCCACCAACTGGGCCACCATCAGCAAAACCAAAGCCCATCGCACTTGCGGCAGATTTTATCGCATTGAATAACATCATCTTGATAATCATGTTAGAAATATCTCGCATAATTGATACTGCCATGCCTTTAAAATCCGCTTTTCCGGTCATAACAAAGTCAGTTAATGCGTCAGACATAGAATTAAATGCGTTAACCGTCACATTACTCATATTGCCGGCTACATTTGTTACATTTTCTTCAATTGTAGCTATTCCCTGTTTAACACCTTCGACCGCACTTCCGCGCGCTTCTTCGGCTTGCTTTTGGATTTCTGCTCGACGCTCTTTCAGTTTGGCAATTTCTTGATCGAGCTTAGCAATACTTTCATCGGTCATGCCGATTTTCAATCTAGCCGCTTCCAAATCCAATTGATGGTTATACTGCATCAACTCTTGCTCTTGGCGAGTTTTGCCAAGTAGCGTTAATTCAAACTCCATTGCCTGTAACTTTTCGGAGTTATCAAACGCAAACTGATTGATCGCCACTTCCTGATTTGCAGCGTCAATTTGTGAGGCAAAGCTTTTCAGTTTCGCAAGCCCCTCAGCACCGAAATGAGCGTATTTTTCAGCATTGGCAACAATATCTTGAGTGAGTTTATTCACTTCCTGATATTGGCTAGGTTGACCAAATAAAGCGATGTCTTGAGCGTTGGCTTTTACTTCCGCCAACTTCTTCTGCATTTCGCCAAGTTCTTTTGTGTACTGCTTGTCGTAATCGACTTTCGAACCTTTCTTTTTGCCGCCTTTCTGCTCGTCTTTCGCTAAGTTCGTTTGGGTGTACTGAGCAACATAATCATCAAGCATTTTCCCGGTGTAGCCCTTTTCCTGCCCCTCACGCAGTCCGCGATGTTGATATAACGCCTTTCCTTTGAGCTTGGTTTCTTCCTGCTCTCCTTTCAAATGCGCCATATCTTTTAAATATGCGGCGCTCAATTTGTCGCTGGCGTAGGCTTTAATGGTTCCATCCGCTTGCTTGATTGCGGTCGTACCCTTGCCAAACATCATCGAAAACAACTCATTCAGGCTTTTTTTCGCATCATCGGCGGATAATTTCAAATCATCAAGAGTGCCGGAAAATACAAGTACTTTATTTGTGACATCAGGCGTTTTTTGTGCGCCTTTGCCCAACTTCTCATTGAGTTCGTCTTGCGTTGCCGTGAGTTGCTCGGTTGATTTATCTAAATCCTTTTGAGCGTTCTCAAGTTCGTAGGTTAAATCAATTAGCTTATCTTGGATTTTCTTACGTTGCTCTGCTTCGCTTTCAAACTGATACCAGCTATCAGATCCGTAGTTCTCCCAACCTTTATTCAATGATTCAATCTGTTTTTCAAGATCGGCAATTAAGCGCTTTTTATCCTCGACATTTTTCTTAAATGCCGCCTGACTTTCTTCAAGATCTTTAACTTGCTTATTCAGCGCTACGGCGGTCATCTGCTGTAGTGCTTCTTTGCTAGTATCGATTGATTGTGTGTATTCTTTGGCCTTTTGAGTGGCCTCTTCTGTCGCGTCAGCCGTATTTAACCAATATCCGGCAAACGCCGCTAATGTTGTAACAGCAGTAACACCAAGCATGATAGGATTTGATAAAAACGCGGTTTTCATCAAATTAAGTTCAGCTGTCGCTCCTCGTACAACCGCTCGATAAGATGTCATCAAGATACTTGATCGAGCCAATCCGGCATTAGCCGCCGCTTGGGTAACTGCGTTTTCAGCATAAGCGGTTCGCAATGCCAGTTTCGATGCCGTTAATTCTCTTTCAGCTACGACAAGCTGTTGAGTAATTATCTTCTCCTGTTCTTTCAGTGCGTTATACTGCACCATGCCGGCGGCACGCGCAGAAGCGTTAGAGCCTTGTAATTGTGTAGCCAATAATTCTCGCTCGGCGATAGTTTGTTGTTGCGCCACTCTCAAATTATCAATGCGTGCTTTCATCGCCTGATAATCTACCGTAGCCTGACGCAATGTCGCTGAGGTGGTTTCGGTCATTGCCGCCGCTCTTTCGCGTACGGCTTGCGCAAGTTGTTTTTCTTGGGTAATCGCCACGCGTTGAGAGGCGTAATCGTGTATGCTACGAGATACTCTTATAGATCCCCAAACACCAACAAGAGCCAATCCTGCGGCGACGGCAGCATCCATATTATTTGCGACAACTAAAATACTTTTAGCAACCTTATCCGAACCACCTACGGATTTGTCTAACTCACCAACAAATTTAACGGCTTTAGTGTTCAATACTTCCAGCGCGTTTCCAACCGTCGTAACGGTTGTAGCGTAATCAATATCAATTTTATCTTTGACTTTCTCAAGTGCACCAATAACACGTTCGGCTGTTAGTTCCCCATTTTCACCCATTTCTTTAAGGGCACCAATTGGCACCCCTAGACCGTCAGCAATAGCCTTAGCAAGTGCCGGTGTTTGGGTCATAACAGAGGTGAGTTCTTGTCCGTTTAATACGCCTTTGTCTAACGCCTGACTAAATTGCAATAACCCAGCTTCAGCGGATGCCGCACTTACACCAGATAGCGCAATAGTTTTATTAACGGTTTCCGTTAAATTTGCCGTGTTTTTTTGTGCGCGCCCTAGCTGATCTTCTGCATTTGCTAATTTGGTGTAAACCTGACCGGTTGCGGATAGGCTTTGATATGTACGGGTTGATATGTCAAAAATATCCCGCATTGCTGCCGCTTGTTCCGTCTGATCTTTCGTTACAAGTTTAATGCGGTTCCCAAGTTCGGTATATTCGTCAGCAAAAGACAAAACTTTTTTTACCGGAATGCCGGCAAACAAATTTATCTTAACTAACCGATCCGCGCCTTGGATACTTCTCGTCAGCCTTTGTACATTCTGCTCAATCGAATTTAGATTGCTGTTTGTTGTGGTGGCAAATTTAACCGCACTTTTTTGTGCGCGCTCCAATCCTTGCGAAAACTGGACTGAATCTAAAGCCAGATTAATATTCAGTGAACCTAATTTGCCAGCCATATTTACTCCATAAAAAAAGGCTCGCCAAAGCGAACCTTTTCTAAAAATTAATTAACGATTACTTGTGCAGTTGAGATTTCTCAACATTGAATTCAATTATATTTCCAATCACTAAAACAGTAATGCCGTTGAGCAATGCGAACAAGCCCCAAACCCAAAACGTAGAACCTGCCAAACCACCACCGAAAGACATATAACCGAGAAAAGAAATATATCCAACAGCAACCAAAAGGAAGATGACTTTTCTTAATTTATAAGTTAGCCAAACAACACCCAGGCTTTCTAAAAATTCCATGTTCCCTCCAGCATTTCAACGTTTAATTTCATGCTTCTAATGTACGAAACAATAGCCAAAATAGCAATAAAAAGTGCGGTCAATTTTTACTGCGTTTTAGATTTCGTGGCGATTGCCCGGATAGGCTAAATCGGATTCATTGAATTTACGAATCTTCGGCAGCACACGGGAAAGATTATCATCGCGCCATGGATCAGCTTCTAAATCTTTACTCATTTTGAGTAAGATTCGGCGGGCATGTTCCACTGTAAACGGATATTCATTCGCTTGGCTGACAACTTCCGGCGCGATCGGTGCTTGTAGCAATTTGAGTGGTTTTACCAACATTTTGAGTGAACCAATCACGCGCACGGCGATAAACCATAACCAAAGTAAAACGGTGATGTCGTTTTCGGTCATTTCGATGGTATATGTTTTTGGTTTTGACTCTGGCAACGCTAATTGTTGCGGTTGGTTGCGGTGCATTGCCAAAAATGCCCGTAACACAATCAGGTGGAATTTTGGTGAAATCCACATTGCGTAGGAAAGCACTAATTCTTCGCAAACCCATGTGCCTTGAAGCTCAGGGTTACGACCGCCACGGACTATTTTTACCGATGCAGGAAATCCTGCATCGCTTGAATTATCTATTTCCGCAATAAGATCTTTGGTTTGTTGATTAGACATAAACAAAGACGGTTTATGGCGATTTTCTGACCCGCTTGCAACATGAAGATCGTTTAACGAATAAAGATTGTCAGATTGGCGAATTGAAGTTTTAAGAATAGTTAAGTTAGACATAGAATGTCTCCTTTTGGTGTTTCTTCGATATTTAGATTTACCCATATAGGGTGCCGAGCGGTTCGAAGGCTGCCAAAAGTCAGCTGGACGTATTCCCCTTGCGGGTATTGTATTAGTCACCCGCTCGGCATAGATGAAAATGGATTTATGCGTGTTAAGTCTTAATGGCAATAAAACTAAACGAGATCACAAATTTTGCGCATAAAAAAACCGCTATGCTATCGGGTGCGGACTTCCGCTTTTGGTTTCAGGCTTCGACACCTTGAAAAGCATACTAATAAAAAAGCCCCTTGGGTGTCAAGGGGTATTGTCTATAATCCGGCTGCTTTAACTAATTCTTTCAATCCATTAATTTCATTTTGGGTGAAAGAATACTCGTTATTACAAATCTTGATGTCAATCTGGTTTGCGTTTGCCAGTTGTTTAAGTTGGGCATTCGTAGGACGATAAATATTTAACTGTAAATAGAAGTCACGCGTCGCTGTTAACCCAGAATTATACAGTTTTAAATTGAATTTTTTACCATCAACTAACCAGTGGGTTTCATCACATTTTACAGGAGAACGCCCTTTTTTAGTGATAAGTAACTCGTTATATTGTTTCTTATCCTTTATAACGGAGAATTTTTCGGGGACTATAGTTTGAGTATATCGACTATTTACTATTCCAGATACCTGCCACTTGATTTCACGTTCACCAGTGAATTTATCTGTTTTATCAGTAACTTCACCCTTTAAGGCTAATTCGTCTTGCTTTGCCCATTTTTCACTTAGGCTTTCTTTCTTTTGTTGTGGTACGGCGCACCCAGACAAAAACGCAGCCATAACGCCAATCAATAATAATTTTTTCATTTTAGGTTCCTCTTATTTGTATGATAAAACTCGTACATTCTAAGGTACTATTCAAGTATAGGGCTGTCAATTGTTAAATTGTAAAAAATACTACAAAAACATTTGATTTTGAGATGTAAAAAATACTACAATAAAATATCTAGCGAGGGCTAGATACAGCAACCACCCACGCTGTGAAAAGTGGGGCTAACTTAATAAACTTTGATAAGGATTTTTATATGTCAATGACTAGAGCCCAAATCAATGCCAAAAGCGATGCCAAGCGTGGTGTAAGAGTGCAATCCTATAAACTACACGAAAATACTATTGCACGCTTAGCCGAATTATCACAACAAACAGGACAATCTAAAACCACGATTGTCGCTAAAGGAATAGATAAAATGACAGAAATACAAGTAACAATTAGCAATTTATGCAAATATTCTCATTTCTACGCAGATGAATATGCAGCGTTCTTATATGACGCTATCATTGATAAATATCCCAATGCGAAAATAACATTTATTTTAAGTAATGAGTGCAATACCAACATTATTCCAGAAATACCTTATATCCGCGGGATAAATTCTGAGGGAAATGTATTGGAAGATATAGAAAATATCTGCCAAAAAACTTGCGATTTATTGATTGAAAAATGCAAAGATCGAAGATTACATTCAAGCCCCACCCCTGAACCATCTATTTATCCGAATGAGCCTAAAATAGAGAAAATATGGCATTATCTTGAGGGTAAAGGTGTAAATATGTTCACGCTTGGTTGGTAATATCTACAAGTTAAAAAACAATTCCATCTGCTGAATTTGTTCAAATTCTCGGGCAAGTTCAGCTTTTTCTTTTTTGCAATCGCTTAATGCTTTTCCCTTTTGGCTTGAATGTTCTTTGTAACTTGCCATTTTCTCTTGCCACGCAAGCGTTTTATTTTTTACTTCATCTCGGCGTGCTACACCTTCCGTCCAATAATCCCATAAAGCAAGGAAACATTCTTCTTGGTAATTTTCCAAGCGTTCTTTTAAATTGGTGCGAACTTTGTTTGGGTTGATGCTAAATAGCCAGCCGTTTAATTTCTTAATTGGCATACAAAGCATTTCATATTTTTTGCCATCTTTTCCAGTTGTGGTGATAAGACCACAACTGAATTTGTGGCTGTAAGTGGTTAGTTTCTTATGCTGGTTCTTCCAGTCTAAGCCAATCCCCTCAACAATCTCACGCATTGCCACATAAGCAATACCGTTGTTATCCACTAAAGTAACTTCTTTTCCTAAAAACTCTGCTTTTAATGCTTGCATATTTTTCTCCTAATTCTCCACTAAAAGGGCGCCTGTAAGAAACGATGAGTGGAGAAAGGAAACATCGCTTTCGAGTGTACTTTTCTATCTTACAGGCAATAAAAAACCGACTATCTCTAGTCGGTTATCGATTCGCTAAATACTCAGTAACGCCGTCGTCTTCTTCGTCATTTTCGACCGTACTTTCTTTGTAAAACGGCATAAAATCGGATAATTCAGGCGGTTTAGCCTTTGTATCGCGGTTTATCATCGCCAACAGGTGGCTGATTTGCGCAGTGCGGTAATCTTCCCGCCAAAGCCCGAAAGGTTGTTCTTGATAGAATAGCTCGTATTCTTGAAGCTCTCTTTCGGGCATTTGCTCAATTTCACTCAATGTTTTACCCAACGCAAGGCTAAGGTTTATTTGGAACTTGCGCCGGTCGGTGAGTTTTTTGGATTAAGCCCCATAATAGCTTTATTCACCGCATCAAAAATGCCACCGCCGAGTTTAGAAATCAGCTTTAAATCTTCTTCACTGTCAGGATTAAATAGATTAACGCCATTTTCATCACATAAACGAAGCGCAATACCGCGCGGTAAAGCATTCGGATCGTAAATGTTTTGTAATTGCTTTTGCAATTCGTCTTCATCGCCCAAATTTAGTTCTTTACCTTGGGCCAAGGCTAATTTAATTAAGTGTTCGCGCTGACCGTAAATAATTTGGTTATTTTCGCCGACAGACAGATCGCGGATATAGTAAGTTTCGCCCTCATATTCAAACGGTGCGACTTTCGGTTTTGTTGCTAAAAGTTTTTCACGTAAACTCATTTCAATTCTTCCATTCATTCAAAAAAAATGACCGCACTTTTATGTGCGGCCGCATGGATTAAGCTACCGGCAATAAGTAATCGCGTTTCGCTTTTTTGATTGTCACACCTGAATCAAACTTACCTTTCACTTCACCACTAAAATTAGGTGATGTTTGGATAAATCCAGTGCCGTAAAGAGAACCTTGATTGTTTTTTAAGATCATCATCCATGGGAAAGTTTCTTTGGCATAGAATTTCTTACGCAAATCTTGTTGCATTGGTGTTGCCGGCGCGTAGAAGAATGTCAGTTTAATTGAGCCGTACTCAATTTCACCCGCTTCGGTTTCAGTCCCTTCGCTACATATTGTCGTAACATCTTCTTCACCAAGCGTATCACCGTCGCCTTCAATGTTTTTGATTGCGCAGAAGTTAGATGACCATTTGACGATTGCCACTTTTGCCGCCGTGAAATCGGTCGGCACGTCGTGGTTACTCCAGTCCACTTCGTCAGCCAACGTAATTTTGTCGTTTGTGACGGCTTTCACCGGGTAATGACCATCAAGGGAACCAAGACCGGTTACTTTGACAAAATCACCGACTTTCGCACCGTGGCCGGTTGCGGTAATTGTCGCATTCGGCTTTACCGTAACAGCTGTAACGGCTTTTTCTTCGTTTAAGCCGACACCTAAATAAAATTTAGTCCCTTGGAAAGGGGTTGTTTTTGTTGTCATGTTTTATTCTCCATAAGCAATTTGATAATTGATTACGCGACGATGTAGCTTTGTATCCGCTTCATAATCGCTAAAATCATTCATGCGCTCCGCAAAATCGAACGCCGCCGAAAGCGCGGTAAAAATCTGTTTGCGCAGGCTAAAAATGTCATCAGGATTTGGGCTGTAAATGTCAATCTGCACCTGATAATCATCAAGATCGCCATCTTCCAGCGCCGAATTTGGCGAGATGTTCGGGAATTGATACACAATCACCGGGAAAGCCTTGTTTGTTTCCGGAATCAGCCCATAAAAACAACGCCCCGACACCAAAGGCGACAGGGCGCTAAAAAGTTTCTTCTGGATCATGTCATTTGCCAGCCTCCGCAATTATTTCTTGTTGCAGTGTGTCAATGATGGCTTGCGCCGCCTGTTCCTTCGATTGCTGAAAGGCGGGTCGCATAAACGGTCGCGCGGGCATTTTAGATGTGCCAAATTCAAGATAACGCCAGTAAAACGGATCGCGCGGATTGTACGCACTGGATTTACCGCCCTTTTCCTTGAATTTCAGCACTTGCTTGGTCGAAAGCCCCTTTACCCAAATATAGGCATCAGTTCTGCCATTTTTGCCAACTTTCGTACGGCTTTGAATGGATTTTCTTAATGTACCTGCACGTCTGTGCGGCACGCTTTCTTTCAAGACTGGTGCGAGCGAACGCGCTTTATCACGCACAATTGCACCGCCTTTACGCATTGCTTTAACAGCAATACGGTTAGAAGTCTTTCGCCCAAGGCTTTGCATTGCTTTTTGCAACTCTTTCAAGCCATCAACGCGGACCGTTACGCTACCCATTAATCACCTCTTTACACATGAGCTGCAACGATACATTGCGCTCCTGCGTATTGAGTACCGATACAATCTCTAAAGTGCGCTTACCGAACTTAACCCGCATTGTCGGCATAATCCCGTCAAGATAACGGAGCCAAATTTGCGTAGTCACTTCCGATTGCACTTGTTGGGCCGAGAAATACTCGCGCCCGGATAGTGGACGCACATCAGCCCAAACAGTCGCAACGTTTTTCCACGTCGTCACCGCCGCGCCGTAGTCGTTTACGGTATTGACCTGCTTCTGCAATGTGATTCGATGCCGTAATTTTCCGATGTTCATATGTGTATAAACCGATAACGTTCAATGATTAGCCTTACAGTCGGCGGTAAATCAAAATTGCTCACGCCCTGCCCTTCATTCCATCCACCACGATTTTCAAACATATATGCCACCAACATTAAGATCGCTATTTTCAGATCTCCAGTGATCTCTTGAGCGTTATCAGGTGGGTCATCCGGTAGCATTTCGTAAAGTTTGCGGTTGGTGTAGTTTTCGATTGTCGCCTTGGCGGCTTCAAGGTAAACCTGAAGCAAATCGTCTTGATCGTCGCTATCAATTCGGCACTGCAATTTGATTTCATCAAGTGTGATATTCATCACGCCCCCGAAAAAGAAAAGTGCGGTCGAAATTAACCGCACCTATTGGTTATTTACCGATTAACGCTTTAATTGCTGAGGTATCTTCAAGCACGCAGTCAAAGCGGTGGAACGCTAAGAATGCGGTTTGGTCGAATTCGGCATAACGTTCAACCAAGCGTTTCAATGTCATGTACGCCACACGACGCACCACGAAGCGGTTGAAGTCACCGAAATACAAGAATTTTGCGTCTTTGGCAATGTCGGCGATGCCTTGATCGATAACGTATTGCTTACCAAGAATGGTAGATGGTGCCACGCCGGCAACATCAGGCAACCATAACGGGCGGTTTTGAGCGTCAACCATTTCTTTCAACACTTTAAAGGTGTTGTCGTTAAAGGCTAAACGGGAATTACCCACGTTACGGTAAGCCGGATCAACGGAGTGCAATAATGCGTTAATATCCAACCAGTCCACTTTACCCGCTACTTTAGCAGCGGTGGTGTCGGTAACACTTGCTGCCAACCCTTTAGGTTGTGCCGGTGTGCCTGCGCCGGTGCCTTGGATTAAATATTTTGCTTCTGCGCGTCCGATACGTTGTGCGATACGATCAGCCAAATAAGATTCGATGTTAATCGCGGAATCTTGCAATAATTCGTTAGATACGCGAATAATTTTGGATGATAATTTTTTCGCACCAAGGTTAGCGATGCCGAATGAAGTATCTGCTTCGGTTGCGGCAGTGTTTTCACCGATTAACTCACCTTCTTCGGTAGTGCCGTCGGCGGTGATCCATTCGATGGTGCGACCGTCAGAGGTTGTCAGGATTTGCGCTACTTGAGCAATGCCGCCATAGGCTTTCATTTGCTCAACAATGCGTGCCTGCATTTCTTTTGGTACGGTATAACCGCCCTTATCGTTAACGCCAACACCTTGCGCGCGCATTTCCGCCAACGCTTGGCGCTCTTCTTGGCTCAATTCGCCTAAACCGTTACGCAAAAATACGTTAAACGCTTGAGCGCGCATTTCGTCAGCGGTTTTTGTTTTCTCACCGTCATGTTTAGCGCGTTTTTCGGCTTCGGCCGCTTCTTGCTCCTTAACGAATTTTTCATCCATTGAGCGAAGTTCTTCTTCACGCGCAATTACGGCATCTACACCGTCTAATTCGGTTTTCATTTTGTTCCATTCAGTGCGTTGCTCGTCAGTCCAAGCGTTATCACCGATTTTGTCGTGTAATGTGCGCATTTGCGCAGCAATATTGCGACGTTTTTCTTGCAATTCATGTAATTTAGGCATTGTTTTTCCTCTCTAGAAACGAAAACCCGCACTTTTATGTGCGGTCGGTTTAATTAAATCTGTTTACTTGCCAGATATTAACGATAAAAATCGTTCTCGGGCGGCTTTTTGATGTACGGCTTTCTGAATATCGCCACTGTTACGGGCTTCTTTCCATGCGTCCAACGATCGCGCCGTGCTGTTTGCTTCCTGATATGCTGGATAAGTTACCGGGCTAACGTCATAAAGGCGTGAAATCTTGTGAATTTCGCGGATTATTACGCCATCGTCATCCTCATACCATTCATCGCCGTTACGGGCCACATTAAAAGCAAATGATGATTGAGTGATGTCGCCGCGCTTTAATGGCGCGATCACTAAATCCCGAATGGTCGGCGTATCAGGTGCGATAATGTCATAACGTAAACCGGTGTCGTCAACACTTAGGCTTAATGTGCCGGCGGTTGAACGTCCGAGAATGAAATTCGGGTCATGATTGAACAGACCGCGAACATCATCATCCAGCACGTCATCAAATGCCCCGGGCATAATGATTTCACGAAAGCCCCACATCAACTGCGAGCGGGTGTTAAAAACCGAACCATACCCGATAATATGAGTAGGTTCGGAATCTTTACTTTCAGCCCGAACTTCGCCAACATAGGACCGTTTTTCAATATCAGTCATCGGGTTTGTTCTCCTCTTTCTTGTCTGATTCGATTTGTTGTGCCGCATTAACACTGACAAGATATTCATCTAACCCGTCAACTGGGTTCATATCTTCGAGTGTGCGGGCTTCATTGCGTGACATCCAGCCATCGGTGATCGCACTATGATAAAACTTCGCTCTTTCGGTTGGCGTGCCGCGCATAATGCCGCCAAGGTTAAACTTCACAAAATAACCGGCTTTGCGTTCGGTTTCGGTAAATACCTTGCGATTAATTTCCTGTTCCCAGTTCACGATCCACGGCATCAAACTGTAACGGATGAATTGAATCGTCTGCTCAGAGATGTTCGAAAAGGTCGCCTTTTCCAAGTCGTTAATCATGTGTGCCGGAACGTTGAAAATTCCCGCAATCTCTGACCGATTCAATTTCATCATGGATAATAGTTCGGTATCGACCGGGGAAACGGTTAACGCTTTATAGTCCAGCTCAGCAGGTAAAAGAACCGTCTTGTTTTCTTTGTTTTTCAGCTCCGAACTTGCTTTATCCCAGAATTTTTTGAAGCTCAACCATGATTTTTCATTAAGTGGCGTTTTTACACTCACAATCCCTGCTGGGCGGGCATTGCCAAGAAAAAAAGACCCGGCGAAATCTTTCGCATTCAACCCAAGCCCGATTGTTTCGGCGTGCTGCTGAATAACAGACTTACCCACTTTCAACGAAGCGCCAAGCGCTTTAACGTGGATCATGTCATCGGGACTGATTGACAACGTTTCATCTTCGCCATAATAGCCGTAAATGTACCGTCCACCGTTTTTCAGCAACCGCACCAACCAAGGCTCGCGCGTTTCAAGCGATTCGATTTCACCACTTCGGCGGCGGACAATGTGTAAGTAAGAGTTCCCGTGTAAAAGTACCGCACTTTGCCCGTATTCCCGCATTTTGTAGGACGTCTGCCAGAAATTAGGGCTATCGTGTAACAGGTAAAATAACGGGTGGTCGCGTGCCGGTTCTATGTTTTTCCCATCTTTGCGCATAACGTGTAACGGTAACTGCGCAATAGCACTTGATAGCACATAAACACAGGCATAGACCGCGCTTAATTTCATTGCGGTATCAGCGTCAACGGTGCGCGATTGTGTTCCGCCGAACAAGTCATCATAAGCGCCCTCGGCACTTAACGGAACCTGCGGGTTTTCAAGGGAGCGGGCACTAAACAATTTATCAAAAATCATTTACGCCCCCGCGCTGAAAAAATAGCGTATAACAAGCAAAGCCCACCGCCGATAATGCAGGTTTGAGCCGTTCCATATTGGAGATAAACGCCGGTACATAATGCGCCAAGTCCAGCCAAACCGACCAGATCAATAAAAAATGTTCTCATAGCGTTAATACCTCGTCCGGGATAAAAATCCCGTCATCTTCATTTAGCATAATTCGACCGATTGCCATCATTAACGCAACCGCGCCATCAATTTTGTTTTCTGGAATTTCTTTCACCGGTCTAACGATGTCATCATTCCCGGCGGCAGTTTTCCCGACCACATTACCAATACACCAAGTCATGATAGGGTTCCCGTCATGGTGAAAACGGCCTGATTCGATAGCCGCTTCAAGCTCTTTCATCGGATCTGATAAGTTGGTGTAGTTCTGTGTGATGGTTATCGGGTTTAATCCCTCGTCCGCCATATCGTGAGAGATGGCGATCGCGCCGTGTGGGTCAATTGCAGCACAGTTAACCTGATGCTCCCTGTTTGTGTCTTTCACACATTCAAGGATTTCGCGATAGTCCACCTCTGCGCCGTCGGTTGCGATTAAATGCCCGCTGACCACCCATTTTTGGTATTTATCCACCACTCGTTTTAAAGCAGTATCAGTACTAAAAACAGTGTCTTCCGGCACAAAAAACAATGGAGAAATACAGTAATAATGACGTTTACCATCAATAATTCGACTAAACACCCGCACAAGTGAGTTCATATCGAGCTTTCGCGCCATATCCAGACCGAGGAAAACTTCTTCACCTTGGAAATCTTCAAGGATTAATGTTTCGTCGTAACACTTCTCCCAGCTCACCATGTTGAAATAGGATTCTTTCGCTGATACCCAAACATTCAGGTGCTTTGTTTTGAATTTATTCGTAAAGCGTGGATTATTGATCGCCTGTTTCTGCTGACTTATCAAATAATCCGCATAAACCGAAACGTCAAAATTCGGGTTAGCTTTTTGTAGCACTTCCGGACTTGTCCAGTCGTCACCCTCGTCGATTGTGTAGATTAAACCGAACAATTCATCATTCGGCACCGTGCCATTCAGCATTTCAATCACTTCGCGGCGCTTGTCGTAACAAGGACCTTCAATGTTGTAACCCGCCGTCGTGATAATCCACATCAACGGCTGGCGACGTGCCCCCATACCAGTGAGCATGGTAGTGTAAAGCTCATCATCTTTGTGTTCGTGGTACTCATCCACGATCGCACAACTCGGCGAGGCACCGTCACCTGGATTGCCGATCAGCGGTTCAAAGCGCGATCCGTCGGTAGGGCGGTTAAGATTAGATGCGTTTACTTCGATTCCAAATGTAGTACAAAGCAATTCGGTTTTTTTACACATCAAGCGGGCGGGGCGGAATACTTCCCATGCTTGCTTCTCGGTTGTCGCGCCGGAATACACCTCTGCACCAAATTCACCATCAACGCAAAACATATACAGACCAACGCCCGCCGAAATCGCCGATTTCCCGTTTTTGCGAGGGATTTCGGTGTAAACCTCGCGGTAACGTCTCAATCCATTAGATTTTTTCAGCCAGCCGAACGCATTCATCACCGCAAACAACTGCCAAGGTTCAAGCGTGATCAACTGGCGCTTTAACGCCCATTCCCCCTTGGTGTGGGGCAAAAGTTGAATAAATTTACAAGCCCGTTCCGCCAGTTTTTCATCAAAGCGAAAAGGAAAATCTTTGTCTTTCTGATTTTTCAGATCGTCTAAATGCCGTTGACAAGCTTTAATCACCAGTCGGCAAGCGGGGATTTTTCCGGAAACAATGTCCTTTGCGTATTTGTTCGCTTTTTTCACATTGTCGGTCATTGGAATAACTCCGCAAATGGATTGCTTGATTGCGTATCAGCATTGCTCATTAGTCGGCTCCGGCTACTTGGGTCAAGTCCAAGCAACGATCCGAATTTTGCCATATCAGCCAGTGCTTCTTTCAGGGTCGTGTAAGCAGGGTTCCGCTTTAATCCACTTTCCGTCTCAATAGTTCCACCGAATTTTTTAATATCAGCGTTAGCGGCTTTTCTGTTTTGGTATGCAATGCAATAGTTAGCAACGGTTTCTAAGTCGGTTTTCAAAACTATCCCCTGCGGGCAAAGTTCCTTTAAAACAAAGTGCCACATCGTCACGCCGTCATCATTCAGATCGTCAGGCGGTGGGGTGTCGATTGTTAACTGCTCGGAAACTAATTCGTTTTCGTTTAATTTCCGTTTTCCAGGGTTGCCTTGCCGTTTCTTAACTGCCGTAGGCTTAGGCTTGCGCCCACGCCCCGGAACAAGTGCTTTCCCTGTCATTTTGGCGCTTACCTCAAAATCTTAATTTCGCGGTTGTGAAAATTGAGTTGAACGGGCGGTATCCATAGATGAAACCTATAGAGATTTACCCACCCCCTCCCCGTGTAGAATTGACCGCACTTTAAACGCTATCTCAAGCGCTCTCTTGCGGTTTTGAATTTATGGCATGAATTACATAAACTTTGTAAGTTTGAAAGATTGTCACTGCCACCATGTGCTTTAGCTATGATGTGGTCAACGGTTGTTGCTGTAACATATCTACCTTTTTTTAAACACTCTTGGCATAGATACTTGTCACGTTCCAATGCGACGGTGCGCAACGCTCGCCATTGCGAACCATAACCGCGTTGGCTTGCCGTCTTGCCTTGCTGGTGTCGTTGCCATCCGCAACCTAAATGCAGTTCACAATAACCGCTTGAATGCGTTGTTGTGTTCTTACATCCCTGTTTTCGGCATGCTTTAGGTATTCTTGCGGGCATTTTCATTCCTTTTGTGTACATACGACAAAGGGCGCTTGTTTTAACGCCCTTTAATTTTCCATTTAGTGCTGAGTGTTCTCAACTTGCCACTCTCTTATCTTATCAATCCTATTCAGGCACATGTCGCGCTCACGCTTAAGGATGACAGAGTATTGAGTGATATCGCCGTATGTGTTGCCGTTAAATCCTGTCTTATCTAAGTGAGCCACATAAGCAGATGGAAATGACGGACAAGCCTCAGGGTCATTTCCGCAGGAACTCAACAACATTACGAGGAGCGGAAGCATTATAAGGATGGCTTTGTTTAACATCTTGTGGGATTGATTTAATAACTTCATCTGATTCGTTCCTCGCTTCCGCTTCCGCTTTTGACAGCTCTAACATGATTCGCTGATTTTCAGCCGCTTCGTCTTTCAGTCTTGTTATCTCTTTATCTTTTTGAGATAACGCTTGCGCCTGCTCTTTGTTGTCGGCTCTTAAGTCAATAATAGTGTTGTACTGGTACCGCAAAACGCCGAGCAGGCACAAAACCACAACGACACCAACGCATATCGCACCAAACTTAATCCGCTTAATTAATTGTTCACCGGGGTTAAACATAAATCACGCTCCCTTAATCTTCGTTTTAATATAGATTTATGCACCTTACCATTCACCCTGGAATAATTAGGGAAAGTATTACACATGCGAATAAAATCTTTATCAATTGCAGCTTTATAAAGCTGAGTCTTTTTAAAACGACCACTTTCTCTATCTAAGAAAAACCGAGAACCTTGACACCCAATGTTAAAAATTAATGATCCCAAAGCATCTATTTGATTTTGGTTCATGTCATTGTATGGATAGTAATCAATAATGCACTTACTAACCTTGCGCAAATCTTTTGCATACTGATCTGCTATTTCTTCATTGGTATAGGTTTTACCAATGATGACATTAGCGCCACCCGTAGTAGCCGCTCCGATACCAAATGTCCACTCTTTTGCTGCACATTGATACGGATTAGTTCTACAACCTTCTTCATCACCAGTTTCGCGTGCACCATTCTCGGAAATTATAATTCCTGATGAACGATCTTCAGAGTCATATACCAATCCAACAATTACACTAACTAAACAAACACCAAAAGCGCTAGCTTTTTTGAGTTTTGACATCTTTATCATCCTGTATCATTTCACCGTTTTTATCGCGGACGCCAACTCTAATTTCTTCAAGTTCTAGCATTCGTTTTTTATAACGAGATTCACGGATATATCCGCATATAGTTACTAGTACACCTATCAAAACAGACCATTCTGATAAAGTCATAGCTCCGAATAAAGCAGTTAGCCAACCATAAGCCTGAGACTCTACAGGCATGTCTTTGAGAATTTGCATTTATACCCACCATATTTTTGGCAATAAAAAACCCCCGATGGAGAACCATCAGGGGTTTAAAAATCAATTCTTCGTTTGTAACGTGCAAAAATCGCACTATAGTCTGCATCATACACTTTTAGTCTAGACTGTCAAGCGGTTTTTATTAAAAATTTAACATTCAACAAATAAAAATACATTCACTCCCACCACTCACAATCATTAGCATTAAAGATGTTTTTACAGTTTTTATCCGGTTAAAATATTCTGCTTTTGAAATCCGTAGATAAGTCAATATTTCTTGTTTTTCCCAACGCTTAATGTAGGTCAAAACAAACACATCATAAAGCTCAGGTGTAAGTTTACGGATAATACCAAGATAACCATCAATTCTTAAACCAAGGTCATCAGAGATAGGATTAATACGATATTTATGATCGTAACGTGCATCGCATTTCATCTCTGCAAACCCTGCGGCAACCCGTGGAAATTCTGTTTCATGTCGCGGTGTTGCCCAATAACCAAATTCAATCGCAATTGCATCAATATCTAACATGAAATCTCCTTAATCGACACTAAAACTTTTCCACCCTTGACTACACATTTACGTACGATTCGCAAATCATCAATAACACTATCGTCCACCAACACGCCAGCTTTCACTAACGCATCTAATAATGATTTGAAAAGATTATCCAAATCACGCATTCTTCTATCCGGCATAAAAGCTTCCACCACCACTGCAGCACGAATACCAGCTGGAAATCTCGCTGAGCGTCTTGTCATCCACGCTACCTGACTTGCATAAGCCCGTCCTTTCGCGCTAATTAACGTTTTCCCATTTACTCTGCGCCAATAAGTATTAACTGAAGGTGGAAATGGTAATTCAAGTGTTATCGTTGTCATAGAAATCTCACTTTAAAAAAGACCGCACTTTTTGAACTGTCATCTTTTAGTTGATAGTTCAGTTATTAAGGAATACTTAAATACTGAATCAATCTACCACCAAGGCGCCAATCTTGATGGCATATAAAAAGAACTTATGCCAAAGCTCTATTTGTGAACCATACTTTTCTTCAAATGCTTTTACATTTTGATGTAATTCATTGTGATGAATTCGACAAAGCGGAATACAATCCAAATCATCGGCTTTACTTCCCATCACACCATTACCATGGCCAATTAAATGATGTGGATCATCTGCTTGTTTACCACAGCACACACAAGGCTGAGTTTTTACCCAACGTAACCATTTTTCAGAACGGATATATTGTGGCTTTGGTCTTGCCATATATTGCAGTGGCGGGTCATCATCAGCTTTTAAATTTAAAATGGCTTTATCTAAACGGTCCATGTGATAAATAAGAGGATCTTCAAAACGAGTAGAACTTTCTTTATTGTCTCGTTCATAATCTTTAACACTAAAGACCTTTCTTAATAACGCATCACTTAATAAACGTTGAAATCCATTCTTAAAACAATACAGTACTAAATCTGATTCTGTTAAAGGACGAGCATGTTTTAAATCTACTTGGATTTTTGCAATGATTGCTTGCTCTATATTTTGTTCCACCACCAACTTTGCTTTTTCTGCATCATAGTTTCCCTTGCGCATTTCTGTATCGTGGTGCCAACAAGTTCTGATAAAACCGTCTAAGTGCGGAGTGATTGTTAATTCTTTATGACAGTATTCACCATCACTCAACTGACAATGTTTAATACTGCCCACAAAATTCATCAACGCTTTTTTTGTTAGTAATTTTGAGCGCACTTCCTTATTTTTTAAGAAATCCACCACCAACGGTGGAAATTCTTCACTAATAGCCCCTTGCCAATTAACTACACCAGATTCCTTATGTTGTAATTCAGTAGGCTCTGGCATTAACACCATTCTCTTCGTCATTACTTGTGCAGCATTGCGCGGGATTCTAAACATCATTAAACCAAGATCTGATTGTTTATATGGTGTCAATAACAATACTTGCATTAATGCCCCCGCAACGATCCTTTAATGCTTGCAATAATCTCTGCTTGACGTGTTTTTGAGACTGGCATAGATGTTGCTTGCGATGGCAATTGTTTTGTTGGCTCCGGTAAGACTTCACCATTTTTTAAACGGTCTGTCATATTGCGTAAGGCCTGTTTAATTTCTTTTCGTAACTGTTCTACTGACCAAGTGTATCGACGACAACGACAATACAAATCAGTGATAAGCCAATATTCCACGGTAGAATTGAATTTAAATTTATCCACATCAGCCATGCCGTAACGTTGGAAACTTG